TGCTGGCAGATCGAGCAGACGGTCCTGGGCGCGCAAATTACGCCGCGTCACCCTGGCGAGACGCTGTACCAGAGCGGGGTAGCGGTGGACGCCACGACCGGCGTGGCGGTCCTGACGGCGGCGGCGGTCGAGACGGCGGTATGGAATGCAGCGCGCAGCGGCCACACGACGGCGGGAACGTATGGCGCGACGAGCGAGTGGGCCGCCTAGACCAGATTGACCGGCTGGTTGATGAGCCGCCGGCCGGAAAGAAGGCCGCGTGAGCCTCTCCCCTACCCCACTCGACACCGCCCGGCGCGAACTGGGCCGACTGGGTGACGCCCTGGCGGAGTTGTCCGCTGCGCTAGAGGCGGGCGACCACGAAAGCGCGTACTGCTGGTGGTTGCACGCCGACACCTGCCACGCGGCTTACATCGCCGCCTACGCCGAAGCGCAGCAGGCCACACTCGACCGGCTGTGGACGGCGCAGAACCAGGAGCCGACGCGATGACCGCCGGGCAATTCACGCGCTCCAAGAAGCTCAAGCCCACGCCGGGGCAAAGCCTGGACGACCTGCTCGAAGTCAACCGGCTGGCGATTGCCGCCCACGAAGGCTTTCGCGCCTGGCTCCGCGAGCGGCACGCCGGCCACCCGAAGCTACCTGAGTACGATGTCCCATTCGAGAAGTGCAGCGAGTGGGAACAACTCGCCTACCGCGCCGCCGCCGCTGCGGTACGGGACGCGGTGATGGCAGAGAAGGAGCCGGCGCGATGCCACGAGTAAAGACCTATCAAGGCTTGATGACCCCCGCGCAACTCGAAGCCTACGAGCGCGAGCGGGCCGCCGTTCGCAAGGCTAACGGCCTGCCTGTGCTCGACGCGGGCATAATCCACAACGCGCATGAGACGGCGCGCGTGTTGACAGAGCATGGCGTCCGTACCCGCGCCGACGCCGTCAGGTTGCTGGAGGCGCGCGCCATTATCGAGATGGCGAGTGTCAGCGTCCCAAACGGGGACGCGATGTGGCGGGCTATCCGGTTACTGGAGGGCGCATGACCGCCGACACCCGCCGCCTGTTCCTCACCGGCCTGGGCGTCCTCCTCTTCGTCGTCCTGGCGCTGCTATTCGAGAGCGCCGCCAGTGGGCAGGGGCCGTACCCGTACCCCACCTACCTGCCGCCGCCGGCGCCGATCTACCGACCGACGCCCACCACGACGCCGGGGCCGGTGTGTTGCGTCGTGTTCGCGCCGATGGTCCAGTCGGCCAATATCATCTACGCGATACCGGAGAGGGGGACGCCGTGAGCCAGCTCGTGTTGTCCCTGTTTCCCGGCATCGGCTTGCTCGACATGGCATTCGAGGAAGCAGGGTTCTGCGTCGTGCGCGGGCCTGACTTGCTGTGGGGTGGCGACATTCACCGCCTCCACCCACCCGCCGGCCGGTTCGACGGCGTCATCGGCGGGCCGCCGTGCCAACGCTTTTCACGTTTGGCTCACATGGTGGTGCATCGGTATGGCGAGGGATGCCTGGCCGAGAACCTCATTCCTGAGTTCGAGCGCGTCGTCGTCGAGGCGCAGCCTGATTGGTTCGTGATGGAAAACGTACCGGATGCGCCCGTTCCAGCCGTGCCAGGCTACACCGTGGCGCCCGTCATCCTCAACGCGCGGTGGTTCGGCGAGGACGGCGTCGGGAGCGAGCAGACACGCACTCGTCGCTTTTCGTTCGGTTTGCGTGGTGAGCGCCAGTTGACCCCGTGGCGGTATCTCGACTTAGCCGTGCTGGAAAATCCAGTATTCGAGTACGCCGTCGTCGGCAAGTGGGGAGGACTGAAAAAGAACGGGCGCGGATACGATAAGCCGGAACACTCCATCCGCAAGGGGTACAATGCCGCCAGGCGGTCCATTCAAAAAATCGCGGAGCTTCAAGGTTTGCCGCCCGACTTCTTGGCCGACGCGCCCTTTACCCAGCACGCCAAGCGTCAGGTCATCGCCAACGGCGTGCCGTTGCCACTAGGCCGCGCCGTGGCTCGCGTCATCGTCAAGTATCTGGCAGAGCAAGAACGGGAGTGTGCCGCGTGACCCCGCGTGACTGCCGCAGGGTCACGCGCTGGATTGTCCTGGCCGGCCACAAACCCGACGCGCCGGCGTGCGACTTCATGGGCGGCCCGTACACCGCCGCTGAGCTGGCCCGCGACGTGGCCGAAGCGCGAGCCGCCTACGCGCGCATCGTCGAGCGGCACGGCGAGGTGGAAGCGTTTCGCCTGTTCCGCCACATGGCGGCCATCGTCGAGGAGGCTAAAGCCGAATGTCAACCCGACACCGCCACACCTGCCGGCCCGCCCGCCCCGTCGTGGAGTGGGCGCGCGACGGCTACGACCACGCCCGTGGCTGGCGCATCACCACGCGCTGCCTCGTCTGCGCCTGCATCCTGCTCGAAGAGGATGTTACCAGGGACGGAGCCGACAGACCTGGAGCGCAGGACGGCGGCAGGGAAGAGGGGGAGGTAGAGCGATGCGCTATGACACGCTGATTATTCCAGGGGACGCCCGCCAGATCGACATCAACGCCTTCCCGTACCGTTACGGGGTCGTAGTCGCTGACCCACCCTGGTCGTATCAGCAGTGGTCGGAACGCAAAAACGGCGCGGCAAAATCGGCCTACAACCTACTCGACACGTCCGACCTGATGGCGATGCCAGTGGCGCAACTCGCACAAGCCAACAGCGTGCTTTTGTTGTGGGGAACGTGGCCGAAGCTGCCCGATGCCGTCCAGGTTATGCAAGCCTGGGGCTTTGAGTATGTAACGGGTTTCCCGTGGGTGAAGTTGACGCCAAGTGGCGATGGTATCCATTACGGCATCGGCTTTTGGGTGCGCGGATGTTCCGAGTTCGTATTTATTGGCCGGCGCGGTGAAGTCTCGCCGCCTCGACTGGACGGCATTCTCGGCTTGATAGCGCCCAACCTCCACCACAGCCGCAAGCCCGATGACGTGCATGATATAGCCGAGACATTGCCCGGCCCCTACCTGAAACTATTCGCCCGCCGTTCACGGCTTGGCTGGACGAGCTTCGGTAACGAGATCGAGGACATGACTACCGGCCAGGTACAACGCGCCGACGCCAACCGGATGGATGAGCCATTCCAAAAGCGCCTGCCGGTCGACGTGGCGGTGTGAAACTCGGTGATCCATGCTTGACAGATTATGGTATAATGAGAGTGTCGAGACGGTGCAGCCCAGGGGATTTTGCGTTAATTCGCAAACTCTACCGGGTTCATCTGCATACCCGTGGGTAGGTGGGCAAAGCGCCCATCATTACGCGTGGACACAACGTCCCCTGGCTAACCGTCTCGACACCGGTAGCACGCGTGATGGTGGGCGTTTTGCTATTTCCACGGGAGGCATGATGAGCGACGAAGAGAGAGATTACCAGTTCGAGGACGTACTGAGATACCTCAGTGCTGACTTGGAATGGGGCATGGACCCTACCACCTTTTATCCCAACACCCGGCAGGTGCCGACCTTTTACTTGATGCAGCTACTAGATCGGTATCACTACAGCACGGTAGCAGAATTGACCCACGCCATTGAAGATATCGAGAGGTGGCTGGCAATGTATTTTGGCCTTATCCCGCCTGCATGGGATAAACCAGGACCGGCTACGCCAGAGCCAGAACCCGACGACGATATCCGCTATGTCCACGTAGTTCCCCACAACCCGCAAATGTCAGCCCTTGCCCAACGCGACGGCGGGTGGGTCTGCCACTACTGCCACGCACCGGTATCCCGCGATCCTAACGATGGGGAGCGACTGGCGCACCGTGACCACAAGGTTCCTAAGTCTCAGGGTGGCGGCAATGGCCTGGACAACCTCGTCTTGGCGTGCGCTGAATGCAACATGCGAAAGGGCGCACGCTACACCTACGAAGAGTTTTACGCGATGACCGCTGAGCTACGCGCGCCAATCCGCTAGAGGATGATGAGTAACCGACCATGACTCGCGCAACACTGGCCCGTATCAAAAAGCTCGACACGCCGAGCCACATTAAGCAACTCCTGGTCGCCCTGTGCGCCTTGAGCGATGACGACGGGCCGGTGTCGGCCTGGGTCGATGAACTGGCCGACCTCATGGGCGTCTGTAGCCGGCGCGTGCGCCAGGTCCAGGCCGAAGCCATCGCAGCCGGCGTCCTCGCCATTGCGCGCCAGGGCCGCAAAAAGAATATCTATACGCTCTTCCCTGAAGCCGTGACCGAGGAGCAGCCGGACTATCCGGCAGAGACGGCCATCGAACAGGCGTTCGAGGAAGAGGAGCCGCTATCTATGCAGCCCGTTTCAGATGAAGCCGACTTCACTGAAGCCTGTTTCAGTGAAGTCGGCTTCCGCCCTCTTGTTGTTGTTTCTGAGAAAGAGAATCTAGATAAATCTCTTATTCCAAGAACAACAACAAGAGGGGTGAAGCCCGCTTCACTGAAGCCTGTTTCAGGGATAGACCACACCGAACGCGACAAGCTGCTGTCCTGGCTGGCGGATGCGCGATTAGACGCGCCGGTGGACGTGGCTGCGCGCCACGTCCAAGAGGCCGCCGCCAAGATCGTGCGCCGGCCGGATTGGGAAGACGAAATAGACGCCATGCTCGACCATGCGGAGAAGTCAGGGCTTGGAGCCGGGTGGGTGGTCAACCAACTCCGCAAATACGCCGCTGTTTCGCCTAACACACGACTTGGCTTTACCTGGGTATCCGGTACGCCAAAGGGGGAATATCATGCCGCGTCCTAATAACCTGCCCGGCATCGTCCGGGTGTTGCACTACCTGGATCGCCTCGCGTTCTGTGAGATGCAGACCAGTGACGACCGTATCGAGTGGGCCGTGTGGTCAAACAAGAACGCCCGCTTAGTCGGCGCGTGGCCCACGATTGGCGCTGCGCTGGACGACACGATTAACCGGCTGAACAGCAAGGGTGAGACGCCGGAAGGGAAGGCGCTCGAAGTCCTGCGCCCCTACTGCGAGCAGCAAGCCCGTCAGAGCGGGCCGGCCCGCCTGGAGCGTGCGGCATGAGCGCCAACTACCCGGCTTACGACCTGGACGACCTGTACCGCTACCTCGTCACGTACATGCGCGACCACGACGGCGCGTCGCCGACACTCCGCCGCATCGTTGTCGACATGCTTATCAGCAGCACGTCGATGGTCGAGCGCGCCCTACGCGACCTGGAAGTCGCGGGCCGTATCGAGCGGCGACAGATGGTGGCCGGCGGCATCCGGCTGGCTCGCCCGCCGCGCTGCGCGTGCTGTGGCGGCATCGACTACGCGGCGCTGCTGAAAGAGTTGGACGCGCGGGAGGCCGCGTGAACGCCTTTGACCTGCGCCGGGTAGACGCCGCCGCCTTCAACGTGTGGCAGGCCGCGCGGCACTACCTCAAGCGCCCTATCATCAAGTCGAAACTCCTGGCGCATGGCGTCTTTGTCGACGGCGCCCTGGTCGGCGGTCTGCTATGGGCCACGCCGCACTTCACCAAGAAAGCCTGCCTGTTCGGGATGCCCGACACGCTCGACAAGTGGGAGGTCTTGATGTTGGCTCGCTTCTATCTCGTGGACGGCTGTGGCGTCATCGCCTCGCAAGCCCTGGCCGAGAGTATCGGCGCCGGGCGTAACCGGGGCAGCCATCGGCGCGGCTGGCGCTTGCAGGAGGACTGGGTCGCCGAGAACCCGCCGCGCTTTCCTGACAAGCCGTTCGTACCGCGCCTGCTCATCTCCTGGTCGGATATGCAGTGGGGACACAAGGGGATCATCTATCAGGCGTCCGGCTGGCAGATGTGGGACGAGACAACCAGCGGCGGCGCCGGAACGGGCCGGGCGCATTGGAGCGGGCGCGTTGAGGACGCCGAGCGCCACATGGTCGGCGGTCACAAGCGGTGCTGGATCATGCGGCTGGCGCCCAACCCGCGCGCCGAGAAGATGGGCCGCGCTATGGCCGGCGTGCAATGCGCCTTGCCGATCAACGTGGAGGCCACGTGAGTACGCTGGAGCCTGAGACCGTTACCATCGACACCGACTATTACAAGGCGCTGGAAGCCGTGGCGCTGGCCGCCGGGATGCTGCGCTCAATGGCGTGGACCAGCGAGCGACAAACCGGCCCAGAGTCCGTCACCCCGCAGACGGCATGCGGGGTCACGGACTACCGGATAGACGCCTTCGTGATGGGGCAACTCGACGCCGCGCTCAAGGACTGGTACGCCTCGCAGCGGCGGCAGGATGACCGTCGCCGGCAGGCGCGCCATGCCGAGCGCGAGCAGGCGCAGATGAGGTTGATGTAATGCCACACTACGCCGCCCGCGCCGCCCGCGCCCCTGTCACGGCGCGCCGCATGCCGACGTTCGCCGTCGCCGACGATCCGCAGGCCGTCTTTCACAGCGAGGGCGAGCTGCTGCTGTACGTCCAAATTCGGGACGCCGGCCTGGAGATGCCCACGCACTACGGCACGGCGCAATTCCACATCCACGTCGGCGGCAAGCAGCCCTTCCGCCCTGACTTTACCTGGGAACCTTATGGCTTTTCCGTCGAAGTCATGGGCTACACCTGGAGCAAGCATTACGGCGCGACGATCCCCGACGACTACCGCCGGCACAACGCCATCGCTCTCACCGGCTGGCGTGTGTTGTACGTGACGACCGACATGGTGATGAAAACCCACGAGGCGCTAGACTGGGTGCGTCGCGCCCTGGCTCTGGCGCAGAGAGGAGCATGGTGATGATTGACCCGCAAGAGCCGTATCTCACCGCCCCGCGCCTATCCAGCGCGACCCTGGCGGCGCTCCAGGAGATGCTGGCCGCCGTCCAGCGCGACATCGCTTCCCTCGACGCCGTGCTGGGTGACGAGGATCACCCGTTCGCACGCGACATCCGCACCGAACTGAGCCGCGCCTGTAACGACGTGACACGCGCCCGCGAGCTGATGGGCCTCCCCCTGGCCGGCATCGCCGAAGCCCGCCGGCTGCGTGACCGCGCCGCGCAACACGTCACCGTCGCCGCCTCGATGTTGCAGCAGGCCGGCGCGTGGGAGGAGGACTAGCGCCATGCAGACGCCGGACCTGATTGTCCCCTTCCCCCGCTCCCGCCTCCCCGCCCGGCTACGCGCCGAACTCGACGCCGAAGCCCGCCGGCTGCGCTCGTCCGGCGTGTGTGAGTTCAAGTGGATACCCGAAGAGCCGGACGACATCGCCCTGGCTGAGATCGAACTGGACGAGGAGGAGGACGCGCCTGCCGCCCCTGAGCCAAAAGAGAGGCAAGGGCGCGTCTACCCGCGCCGGGTCCAGCCGTCCACACCCCAGGAGCGGCAGGCCGTCGCCGAACGGGTGGCGACCCTGCTGCGCGAGTACCCCGACCTGGCGCCCGCCATTGTCTTTCGCATGGCCGCAGGCGAGACAGGCCGCGACGCGTCAACGGTGCGGCGCTGGCATCGCGAGGTGATGGGCATTCGGGCCGCGTCGGTCCAGCCCTCGACACCCGACGAACGCCTTGCCGCCGTCAGCCAGGTCGAGGCGCTGCTGCGCGCCGACCCGCATATGTGCCGCGAGGACGCTTACCGGCAGGTGGGCGAGGCGGTGGGCCGGCCTGGAAACACCGTTGGTAAGTGGTTTCATCGCTCGCTCAAGGGGACGCTGCTATGAGCCTGAGCGCGACAACCCGCCAACAGCGAGCCGAGCGACACGCCGTCATCCTCGACTACTGGCGGCGCATACGGGACCGCTACGAGCGCATCGCCCGCGCCGTCCAGGACCTGCGCGCCCTGCTCGACCTGCCAAAGGCAGACGCCGGCCAGGCTGACCCCGCCGACGTCGGGCGGGGTGAGGCACGCGACGTCGCCAGCACCCTCTCCAACCTCGACTGGATGGCCCAACAGGCCCAGCGCGAGTATGACCGGGGCGACCAGGTCACAGCCCTCAACACTCTGGGCGCGTGGGCGGCCATCGTCCAGGGGGAACTCGCCACGCGGCTGCGGGTGTGGGCGCAAGTCGTCACCGACCTGGACCCCGCAAGTGGTCTGCGGGGCGACCAGGTCGCCGTCATCACCGCCTGGGCCGAGAGCCTGGGAGAGGGGGAGTAGGTGGACGCGCTCGAAGAGAGAAGTAGGAAGTATCAACGTCTCGTCACCGGGGCCGCCCATCGTGAACGCGGGCGCCCCACGCGGCTCGACGGCTTTACCGGCTTCGTGCGCGAGCTAACAACCGCCGCCTGGCGCCGCCATGTCGCACAGCGCGCCCTGGTCGAAGACGGCTTCTTTGCCGAGAAGGGGGAGTAACATGCCTATCCCGGAAGGCTGGCGTCTGCCGCGCTCGAATGGCCGGCTGGATTACGGCCTGCTTGTGGCGAAGATCGGCAACCCGCCCCCTGCCCCTGCCGAGCCGCTTGCCGAGCCGCTTGCCGAGCCGCCCGCCGAGCCACTTCGCCCTAGCGCGCCCTTGACCCTGACCGAGAGGGCGACGATTCTCGCCTGCTACACGCGCCGCCGTGAAGAGTCTCCCACTCTGTCGCGGACGGCGATTGTCAACCTCATGTGCGAGCTGGGGGAAGTAGAACGCCCGTTCAAAACCGTCTACCAGCTCGTCAGCCAGCACGAGCAGGCGTTGGGACAGAGCCAGCGCCGCCGCACGGCCCTCCAAGCCGCCCAGCCGGACATGGTCCAGCACTACGACGAGGTCCGCCCCAACTGTCGGCGGCAGGTCGACGCCTTCAGGGTGGTCGCGACCCGCTTCGGCTGTAGTATCGCGTATATCGAGAAGGTGGTCCAGGCCGCCCTGAAAGAGAGGCGCCGATGACCCCGCACGACGTCTGCGGGGTGACCCCGCAGTTGTCACCCCCCGCCCTCGTCTGCGTGGCGTGGATGGAAAGGGACAGGCGCCCGCCAGCGCGCCCGCCCCGCAGATGCGTTCACCTCGCCCGCCCCCTGGGCGTTGGCCCCGACGCCTGCGACGTGTGGGCGTGCCCTGCCTGCGCCTACCGCGTCAGTTTCGAGCAGGCGCTTACCGGCGCGCTGCTGGTCGACCCTGGCCGCGGCCGCGCCGCCTACCGCTACCGGCGCGGGCTGCTGTTCCCTGTGGCGCGTCACATCGTGGCCCGTGGCCCGCGCGGGGTGACGCACATCCTGGACAGCCGGTGTGTTCGGTTGGCAGATGACAACGAGGGGGAGGCAACTCAGAACGATGTCGGGGCGACAAGTCTCAGCGACCTGTGGCGCGAGGAGCTGCGCGGTCTGCTGGGGGAGTGATTAGGTTGTTATGCCGCTATCGCTTTTGGGTCGTCTAGTCCCATCTCGGCCCGACGTTCGCGCCAGATGTAGGCCACCAGCGCGCACACCACTGGCGATGGCGAGTTCTCTAACTCACCAGACAAGATACGCGATAAGACAGACTGCGTCATGTTCATGCGCTCGGCCAGTTCCCGTTGCTTGAGCCGCCCGCCATCTTTGGCAAGCAGCCATGTCAATCGCTCGCGCGCCTCTTGGCGCGCGGCTGTCCAGTCTTTGCGTGTTCCGTTACTCATAAGCCCTCCATCTCCAGTATAGCAAAAGCGAAGCGCCTTGTCTATGCCGCGTGGGGTCAGTTCGTAGCAATTGCGAAAGTTTTAAGCTTTCCCTCTATACATTCATTAGCAATTGCTATATAATATCACTAGGACAGCCGTCACATGAGTATGAAGGGGGAACAATGTCCGCTACTGTTGCCATTGACCAATACCTGACCGAGTACCGCCGTCAGCAGGCCGAGGCCGAGCAGCCGCGCCGGGCCGCCGGCGCTAAAAACACAAGGAGACTGACCGTGGCAACCGCAACCCGCCCCAACAAGATCATCCCCAAAGCCGCCGACGACCCGCTGGCCGGCGCGCTGATTGTTCTCTACGGCATCGGCGGCATCGGCAAGACAACCGTCGCCACGCAAGCCCCGTCGCCGGTTCTGGTGCTCGACTGCGCCGACGGCGCAGCAGGCAAAGCCGTGGACCGCTGGCCCACCGTCACCGCCGCCGACTTCCGCGAGGCCGTGACGTACCTCAAGACTAACCAGCACGGCTACGCCAGCGTCGTCCTGGACGGCTATGACTTCCTCTATGCTCGGACGGTTCAGGCCGTCCCCGCCAACAACGACCGCCGCCGCGCCAATCTGCTGGCGCAAGAGGCTCTGCATCCCATTCTCTACGACTACCTCACTCTGCCGGTCATCAAGGTCCTGGTGCTCAACGAGCGCAAGCGCGTCGACGACAAGACCCAGAAGCGTAGCGTTGTCATGGACCTGGCGCCACGCGCCGCCGAGCTGGTCGACAACGCCGCGCACGTCCTGGCCCGCTGCGAGATGAAGGCGACCGACAAGGAGAGTACGATCCGCGTCAGGCGCATCGACACGGATACGATGTATATTCCCGCCAAGACGCGCCTGGACGGCGTCAAGGACGGCGACAAGCTGAATGAGTTGTGGGCTAAGTTGGGCGCCACGAAAGCGCCTCGCTCCGGCGCTCGGCCCACCGGCGAGATGCCGGGCGAAGTCGTCATCCCGACCAACCAGGCCGAAGCGGTGCGCTATCTCAACCACGCGCTTGGACAAGACTACTTCCGCACCACCGACCACCTCGTCAACGTCCTCAAGAAGCACGGCGACGGCGTCCCCACCGACGGCGACCGGAAGGGCTGGGAGCAGGCCATCGCCGTCGCCCTCGACTACGCCCAGGCCCAGATCGCGGGGGCCTCCACCGATCAGCCGGGCCTCATTCCGGCCGGAAAGTAGGCCAGCATGGACGTCACCACCATCACCGTCAAGCGCATCATCCAGGTGCGCCCCTACGAGAGCGCCAGCCTGGAGATGACCGCGACGCTGACCGAAGCCGACCCCGCAGCAGTAGTGCGGGGCGACGACCCGACCGCCGCCGCCCTCGACCTGGCGCGCATCGTCGAAGAGGCGCTCGTCACCCACGTCAAGGCCGTCCAGCGCCAGGACGCGCACCCCGCATAACAACTGCGGGGGCACGCCGTCCCGTTCTAGCCGCAGGGTTACAAGCAATCAAATTGCCCCAGGGGATGCCACACGCCGTCCCCTTGCCCCGCACCTTGCGTGCGGGGTGCGGGCAGGGGAGTAGGTACGATGTCTACCACCAAAGCGCCGCCCAAACTGACGGACATTCCCGCCGGCGCCCGCGCTGCCCGTTGCTCCGCCTGTGGCGTGACGATATACTGGGTCGTCACGCCGAAGGGCAGCCGTTCGCCGCTGTCAGTCGCCTTCCCCGGCGGCAAAGCCCCGACGGAGACCGAGCCAGGCGCGGGCGCGTCGCACTTCATAGACTGCCCGCAGGCCAGCCGGTTCCACAAGCGGAGCCGGTGAGAGGAGGCAGGTATGGCCGGCTCACCTGTAAAACGGCGCTTCAACGCGACCGAAGCCACAACCACCCGTGACCTCGTCGCCGTCATGCGTAAGCTCGGCGCCGCCAACCTCAAGGTCGAGCAGGACCTCTTCAAGGGCGACGTGACGATCCGCTTCGACCGGGCCGGGACGCGCTACGTCTTCCGTAGCGCCCAGTATAAAAACACCCTGGACAACTTCAGGGCGGCGCAACTCACCATTGAATACCTGTACCGCGCGCTGGAGCAGTACGGGGTGACGCAGTCGCAGAAGGCGCTCGACCAGGCGTTCGCGCAATTCTTCCTCGGCTTCGAGGCGACGCCCGATGACACCGCGTTGCTGCTGGGTAGCGGCGAGGCGGCCTGGTGGGACGTGCTCGGTGTCGAGCGGACCGCCGACCGCGCCGCCATCACCAACGCCTTCCGCGCCCTGGCGAAATCGCACCACCCCGACGCCGGCGGCGACCCGGACGACTTCAAGCGGCTGCGCGCGGCGTACGAGGCCGGGCTGAAGGAGAGAGCGGGGTGACCCCGCACGACCCCGCCGGGCGGGGCGACGTCTGCGGGGTGACCCACTTCTGGCGCGTCAAGAAGGTGCTCCCCGAACGCTACGGGCAGCCGTGCCGGGTGTTGGCGCGGGGCGCCTTGAATAGCTGCTTGGTGGAATTCGAGGACGGCTACCGAGTCATCACCAACCGATGGTACGTGAGGAGATTGACACCGTAACCCACCCCCAGCGCGTCCTCGTGGCCGCCGGGGTTAGGCTAACCGTTGCCGAAAGCGTATAGCGTGCCTGTTCTGTCAAACGCGATCACTGACGACCCCGCATCTGGTGCGGGGCGACAACCAGCACGGCGACGGACCAACGATCCGCCTTTGTAACACCGCCTGAGCAACGCCGGCAACACCTAGACTGAGGGAGAAGAGTAGCTCGCACAACGCAGGGTCGCGTCCTGCTGACCCCGCAGTACTGCGGGGTGACCGGCAAAGTTTGAGGAGCTGCAACGAATAGCGAAACACACCCACGCCGGGCTGCGTACCAGTCGCCCGGCGTGGGTGTGTGTTATTCTGCGCCGCTCAACAGCCGGTCCACCATCCGCTCCAGGCGGTCGACGCGGGACTGGAGCGCCACGATCTCGCCGGTGTCGGCGCCGCCAAACGCGGGCGGCGCCGAGGTCGCATTCAACGCCTGAAACATGGCCAGCGCCTGGCGCCGCTCCTCCTCCATCGCTTGCAGTTTGCCTGGGATTTGCGCGGCTATCGCTGCGTAGTTCGCGCCGGGCGATGAGATCCCCGGCCCGGCTGGTTTGACACCCATCGCTACCTCCTTAGACCACCAAATTCAGGGCCGCGCGCACTGTCTCGCGGCCGGCGTCATCCACGTCAATCGTCACGCTGTCGGCGCGCATCACGAGCGTCGTCACGTCGTGGCTGGCGCGCCCTGTGTTCTCCAGCCGCACCAACATCTTATCCCCCCACCCCCACTGTACGCCAAACCGATGCCGCGCCGTGTCCGCGACTTCGGCCCGCGCCACCCGCTGCGGCAGGCCCTCGCGCAGCATGGCGTCCAGGTCCGCGTCCGGCCCACCGTACTTCTCGCGCCGCGCGAGCGGGTAGCGCAGATAGCCACTGCGCGTCCGGGCGTCGCGGATGCCCGCAAACCCGCCCGTCAAGCGCCACACGAAGTTGACCTCGCCCGTGCAGTCCACGTTGTATTCGAGCTTGCTCAGGTCGCCCGCCTCGCGGCTCAAAATCAGGGGCAGGGCCGCCGCCCGCTGCGGGTCCAGTCCCGTCAGGTCCACCCCGCGCTGATAGCGGTACAGCCCGAAGCGCAGGCCGAAGGCGGTGTCACTCCCCGCCGGGACGATGTCGAAGAACCACGGATCGCCGGCCTGCGCGCCCATCTTCACTACGTCCTGGCAGAACTGGAGCAGGCTGCCCGACCCGGCCTTGGCCAGCACCGACGGCCCGACGGCGCGCGCAGTCGCCACGCGCCACCCGAACCAGCGCGACAGATCGCGCCACGCCACGTTCGAGCCGGCGAACCCGCTGTAGCTGTCCTCGTAGGTCAGGCACCGATTGGCCCAACTCGTCAGCAGCGTGTCCACCGGCTGCGTCTCGTCGGTGTTGGGATTGTCGCGCACGCGCCAGTCGAGGATCACGTTGAGGCTGCTGGCCTGCAAGCTGTAGAACGACGTCCCTGTTTCGCTCTGGGCCAGCGGGTGAGCCAGCGTCACGTAGCGCCACAGTTGGCGCGGGCCGCCGACCGGACGCCGCCACACGTCGACAAACTGGTACGGCCCGACCAGGCGCGGGTCGAACCAGCTCGGTAGCTCGAGCTTGAGTTCGCCGACACCGTTGGCGACTTGCGACAGACTCATCTTGCGCGGCGCGAGTTGCCTCACGTAGCGCCCGTAAATGTCGCACAGGATGACCGAGTAGAATGCGGACATCAGCTCACCCCGTAGTCGAACGAACTGAACGGCAGGCGCTCGCGGAACTCGACCACCGTCGCCGCGCTGGTCCCGGTGACCAGGATCCGCGCCGTCTGCGCGCCGCGCTGCATCCGGAAGCTCCCCCGGTCGCTCGGCCCCTCGAATGTGCCCGTCTCAATCGCCCCCCTGGTTTTAGAGATCACAGCCGGGCCGGTCGGCGCCTCGAAGTGGACGCTGACCTCCTCGCCCGCCGCCACCACCAGCGGCGCGCCGTACAGCGTCCAGTCCGCCGGCCACACGTTGACGTAGTGGACCGTGGCCGGCCCGACGATGTCCAGGCGTGGCCGGCCTTCCAAGCTCCCGCCATACGTCACGCTGTTGGCCGCCGCCGCCGTCGCCGTCCCCGCCGCGAATACCGGGCACAGCCACAGATCACGCCCGCGCCAGGACGCGCTGAAGAGCGCCACGGCGGGCTGGATGTCGGCTCCCACCCACTGCCCCGTTTCGTAGCCGGTCCAGGCCGCGATATACGCCCGGCTCGCCCCCTCCGCCGTGGTGAAACCACCCACAAAGTACACCAGGCCGTCCGGCCCCTGGCTGACGCTGTAGCAGGTGTTATTCAGCCCCATGGCGCCCAGCGGTAGCCACTGCGTCCCGACCAACACCGCCGAGCGCCCGCAGGCTGTCCCATCGCACGTCGTGAACTCCCCGCCGGCGTACAGCGTCTGGCCGTTCGGGGCCACAGCCACCGACCACACCGTGCCATTGAACCCGCTCGCTCCCACGCCGTACCAACAACTGTCGGCCTTGCTCCAGCGGGCAATGCGCGCTGTGCGGCTGCCGTCCGTGGCGGTCGCGGGCGCGGTCAGGCTGGTGTTGACGGCGACGGCCCCGGTGTCGCTGTAGCTGGTGGCCGTGGTGTTGACCAGGAACTCGTAATTACCCGCTCCACCGTTCCGCTGGTAGATGTCATAGCTGGTCGCGCCTGTGACCGCCGCCCAGGACAGGTCAATGGTCAGGTTGGGCGTCGCGGCGGTCCGGCTCACACTGGCCGCGCTCGCCGCCGTCGCGCCGCGACCGGCCCGCGCCACGATCTTGTAATCGTAACCGATACCGTTCGCGAGCGACCCGCCGGTCGCCAGCGCCGTCGTCGGCGCCGAGGGCGTCGCCAAGACCCCACAGGTCGTAAACGCCCCGCCGATCACGACGTCGCCGTTGGGCAGCGCCAGCGCGCCGTTGACGCTCGTGGCATTGGCGCCCGTCGCCAGCGTCTCCCAGGCCGCCCCGGCGATGTTCCAGCGCGCCACCAGCGAGCCGGGGGAGGTAAACACCCCGCCCGCGATGATATACAGGCCGTCGAGCGTCGCGCATAGGGCCTGGACGATATTGTTCGTCCCCGCGCCCATCGCGTTCCACGTCCCCGCCGCCAGGTCGTAGTAAGCGATGTTGGCCGCGGCCACCCCGCTCACCGCCGTAAAATAGCCGCCCACGACCAGCCGGTCGCCGGCGGCGCTCATGCAGGCCGCGTACAGGCCCGGCCCACCGCCCGTGGCCGTGCCGATGGTCGCCCAGCTCGCCCCGTTCCACTCCTTGACCAGGCCGCCGGTGCAGACCGCGAAGATGCGCCCGTTCGGGGCGTGGACGATGTGCCGCGTCTCAGCCCCGACCGACCCGGACCCGCTCCATACCCCATCCACCCGCTTGAACACGTAGTCGCTGGCGATGGACGTGGACAGGCTCGCCAGGGTATAGGCCGTCTCGGCGGCGTGGCGCGGGCGTGGGTCCGGCGCCGTCAGTTGCAGGTTGATGGTCTCCGTGAAGCCCTTGACCTGGCTGAAGTCGAGGGCGCCCGCGTACAGGACATCGAGTTCCAGGATACGCTGCGCCCCGTCGTCCAACGTCGCGCCGGTGTAGCGCAGCCTGAACGGCTCGCCGAGCTGGACGTAGTCCATGATGGCCTTGCGCCGGCTGTGCAGATTCCCCAGGCTCGTACCCAGCACGTGCAGGGTGAGCACCACGGCCCGCTCGCCCAGTTGCGACGTCTGGTAGATTTTGCCGGGCCGGGCCGGGTTGCGCTCGTTGATATGCTCGATGGGCGGCGCGCCGATGCCCTGGGCCGCGCTCAGGATGATCGAGGCGCTGTCGTCGATGTCGACCAGCCGCCCATACCCGACGTTGGGCTTGCCCGTGCCGCGCAGCCGGGCGTAGCAGACACTGGCGCTGGCGTGGGCCTGCAAGGCCCAGCCAAAGCCCACGCCCTCCCCGCCATACACGGCGCTGGCGCCGTCGAAGTACGTCGTGAGGTAGGCCGTCTTGGTGTACATCGCGCCGTCGACGTACCACGTAACCGACCCGGGCCCGACCTGGACCACCCGCAGCTTGGTCGGGGCGCTGCTCGGCGCGGTCGTCGCGCTGTAGCGTCGCCACGAGCCATCCGTCTCGCTCAGCGTCGCGCTGGCCGCCCAGCTCCCCTGGTCGGCGCTGATCGCCACGCCGCCTGTCGGCGCGCCGCTCACCCAGGCCGAGGCGTAGGCCGTCCCGCTCGTGACGGTGGCGAGGTCGAGTTCAATCCCCTGCCCCGCGCCGGTCGTCTGGAGCTGGTAGCGTTTGCGCCCGTAGCGGCCGCCGGTGACAACGGTGACGGACGTCGCCCCGCCATACGCGGCAAACCCCGCGCTGCCCTCTGCGGACGGGTTCTTGACGTAGTTGGTGATGTCTTCCGGGACGATGATCTGAATGAGGCTCATGCGTTGAATTAGGAATTAAGAAGTAGGAATTAAGAACGAGACATTAAGACGTGTCACGTTGTTTCTCGATTCTTAACTCTTCATTCCTAATTTCTCCTTTCTCACACCGGGTTTCCCTTAAACAGCGCGCCCGCGACGGCGCTGGTGGCCGTCTGCGCCGCGACGCTGGCCGGTACGACTTGCGACAGGTTGACAATGTTGTTGGTGATGTAGGTGGTGGTGATGGTCGTTTGGCCGCCGCCGTTCAGCCCGCCGGCATGCGCCTTGCCCGCCGCGTTGGCCCCGCCGGTCAGTTGCGAGCCGCCCAGCGCGCCCTGGAGCACCCCGGCAATCTTGCCCGTTCCCTGCTGGATGCCGGTCACGATGCCGTCCACCAGCGAGCCGCCGATAGCGATGCCCTGGACATTGGCGACGTTTTGCAGGCCGCCCAGCATGGTCGAGAGAGCGGCGGCCACGGCGTTGACCGCCTCGGCGTTCGGGCTGAAATCCCTGAACACGTCGAAAATCATGGTCAGGAAGGAGCGTAGGTTGTTGTACCCGGACATGCCGAGGTTCAGCCCGGTGAAACTCTGCACCAGGTCAATCAGACCGCCCAGGGCGTCGGTGATCGGCTTGACCGTGTTCGCCAGGTTAGTCGCCGCCGTCTGGTCGACCTGGATGCTCCCCGCTTCGTTGGCGAACGACGTGACGGCCTCGCGCATGACGGCCAGGATCGCCCGCAGCTTGCCCGTGATCTGGCTGGCGCTCGGTACGCGGATTTCGTTGTCGGCCAGGCGTAGGGCAAAATCGAGCGTGTCCTTCATTGAGCCGAGGGCGTTCCCTACGAGGTCGGTCAGCCGTTGCCCTGCCTCGGCCCACGCTTCAGTGATCCCGGCCCCTGCCGCCGCTTGCCCGAACTGCTGCGCCAGAGCGATGACGTTCTGGATGAGCAGGTCGAGCTTCGGCTTGATGGCCGTCAAGTTGAGGCCGGTAAAGTTGGAGAGCTTGCCCTCTAGTCCCTTGAGGTCAAGTCCAGAATTAATGACCCCCAGGGCGTCCTGGATGATCTGCCCCAATTTACCAAGCGGGCTGTCCTTGATTGACATGAGCCAGGCGACGGCCCCCTCGATGGCTGAGAGGCTGGTCGAAGCTAGGCTCGCTACACCATACGCGAACTGGATGACCTGCGTGATGTAGGTCTTGAGACTGTCGTCCAGGGCCGGCGGGTGGACCCGCTTGGCAAAGCGCGTGATGGCCTCGCTGGCCGAGTTGAACACGCCGAGGGCGTCATCCAGGAGCGAGCCGAGCCTGCCGAGTTGACTGTCCTTGATGCCGCTCAGCCAGGCGACGGCCCCCGGCAAGGCTTGCAGCGTCGTCTCGGCCAGATGGGTGATATTGAAGGCAAAGGTGACGAGGTTCTGGATGTACGCCGCGAGTGTGGTGTCACCCAGCGCCGCGCCGACATTGAGCCGGTCCTTGAATGCCCGGATAGCATCGGTGGCCCCATTGAACACCGAGAGGGCGTCGTCGAGCAGAGAACCCAGCTTGCTGAGTTGACTATTCTTGATGGACGAAAGGTAGTCAACCGCGCCTTGGATTTGCTCACTCAGAGCGCTCTCGGCCAGCCGCGCGACCTGATAGGCGAATGCGACCAAGTTTTGAACGTAGGCCGGCAGGGTCGCGTCCGCCAGGACGGCGCCCACGTCGAGACGGTCCTTGAAGGCGCGAATGGCGTCGGTCGCTCCGTTGAAAACCGAGAGAGCGTCATCGAGCAGCGAGCCTAGCCGGCCAAGCTGGCTATTTTTGATTGAAGAGAGATAGTCAACCGCGCCTTGAATGCCACTGGTCAGGGTGGTTTCAGCCAGGCGCGTGATCTGGTAAGCAAATGTCACCAGATTTTGGATGTAGCCGGGCAGGGTATTGTCCTGCATCACGGCGCTGACGTTGACCCGTTCCTTGAACGTCTTGACGGCATCAGCCGCCCCGTTGAAAACCGAGAGGGCGTCATCCAGAAGTGAGCCGAGGCGGGCGAGTTGGCTGTTCTTAATCCCGGACAGCCAGGCGGCGGCGCCAGGAATACTGGCGGCCAACTGCGTCTCGGCCACCTGGGTAATTTCATACGCGAAGCTGACCAGGTTCTGAATGTAGGCCGGCAGGGTCGTATCGGTCATCACCGTCCCGACATTGACCCGTTCCTTGAAGGCGCGCACCGCATCCGCCGCGCCAGTAAAGACACCCAGCGCGTCATCTAAGAGCGCGCCCAGCCGACCAAGCTGGCTGTCCTTGATGCTCGATAGCCAGGTGACAGCCCCGGCAATGCCGGTCGCCAACTGCGTTTCCGCGAGTTGCGTGATCTGGTAGGCGAACGTGACAAGGTTCTGGATGTAGGTCGGCAGTGTACTGTCGGCCATGACCCCGCCCACGTCCACCCGCTCCTTAAACGAGCGCACGGCGTCGGACGCCCCGTTAAAGACCGACAAGGCGTCGTCGAGCAGCGTCCCCAGTTTCGCCAGCGGGTTGTCATCGGTCTTGATGGCCGCAAGAAATTCGACCGCGCCGGTGACCAGTGGCGAGCGGATGACCCGGTCGGCAAAATTCACCACCTGATACGCAAACTGGATCATGGCGGCGATGTAGGCCGCCAGACCGGCATCCATCGGGGGAGGCATCACCCGCTCTTTGAAGGCGCGTACCGCGTCGGCCCCGCTGTTGAACACTCCCAGGGCGTCATCCAGCAAGGCCCCCAGTTTGGCGAGCGGGTTCTCTTCCGTCTTGATGGCTGCCAGGAACGCCACGGCCCCCTGAACCAGCGGTGAGCGGATGACCCGATCCGCGAAATTGACGACCTGATAACTGAACTGAATGAGGGCCGCGATATAACCCGCCAGGCCGGCGTCCATCGGTGGGGGGATGATGCGATCCTTGAAGGCCCGTACCGCATCAGTTGCGTTGTTGAACACGCCCAGGGCCTGATCGAGCAGCGTCCCCAGTTTCGTCAACGGGTTGTCGTTGGCCTGGATGGCCGTCAGGAAATCCAGGGCGCCTTCGACAAGCGGCGACCGGATGACGCGGTCACTCAGATTGACGACCTGATAGGCGAATTGGATGAGCGCCGTGATGTAGTCTTCCAGGGCCGTGTCCATCGGGGGGGGCTGCACGCGCTCTTTGAATAGCGAGACAGCGTCCGTTACTCCCTGGAAGACGCCGATCACATTCTGGATGGCCCCCGCCAACAGCCCCAAGGCCGGCCCGACCCCCTGGAACGACGAAGCGGCAATATTGGCGTGGTAGACCAAAAACTCACCGAGGTCCACCAGACCCACGAGCATGTCGCGGGCCTCTCCCCAGTTAGTGGCGGCCCAGTCAGTCGCCAGGGCCTTGACGAGGGCCTCGGCCAGCGTCATTGTTCCGTTGGCGATGCCGATGACCGTATCGAGGGCCGAGCGCAGTCTACCAAGTTCCGGCCCCACGTCCTCATAGGTCGAGGCGGCCACATCCGCGTGGTAGATCAGGAATTCGGCCAGGTCGACCAGCCCCACGAGCATGTCGCGGGCGATCCCCCAGTCTACGCCGCCCCAGTTGTACTGGAGGGCAGCGACCAGGCCGTGCGCCAGGTCCATGACATTGTTGACGAGTCCGGCTAGCGGATCGAGGGCGGTCTGGAGGTTGGCGAGATTACCTCCGACCCCCTGGAACGTGGACGCGGCGATGTCCGCGTGCGTGACCAGAAACTCGCCTAGATCCACCAATCCGACCAGCATATCCCGCGCGACGCCCCAGTCGGTCGCTCCCCAGTTGAACGCCAGGGCCTGCACCAGAAGCGAGGCGAGACTGAGGACAGAGGACGCGACGCCGGCGGTTGGCTCCAGGGCGCTCTTGAGGGCGTCGAGTCCAGCCGTAGCGAAGGTGGTCTGGGTAGCCGCCGCGCCCGCCGCGTTGGCTAAAAACTCACCGAGGTCCACCAGACCCACGAGCATGTCGCGGGCGGCCCCCCATTTCGTCGCCCCCCAGTCGAAGGACAAGGCGTCCACAAGCAGCTGCGCCAGCCCGAACGCGCGCTCGGCTACATCTGATGCCGCGCCGGTGGCCGTGGCAAGATTTTGCAGGGCAGGCACGAACATACCGGTGATCGTGCCGGCGGCTTCGCCCCCCACCTGGGCCATTTCAGCCGCCCAGGCCGCTAACCGCCCGAAAATCTCGCCCAGCCGGTCGAGGCTTCCCAGGTCAAACGACGTGGCGGCCTTGAGGCTGTCCAGGGCGCTCTTGACACTACCAGCGATACTGGCGACGGATTGAATGCCGTCAGCCAGGGACTTCAGACGCTCGACCTCGTTGCCCAGCCCCTCGCCCCGCATGTTGGTCGCGTCGATCAGGCCACGCGCCAGCCGCGAGATTTCGTAGGCGACATTGGTCGCTCCAGCCCCGAAGCCGCTGGTCTGGCTGATTTTGGCGAGCCGTTCGACGGCTGTGGCGACGTTGTCGATGATCTCGACAACCTTGTCCGTTCCCTCGCCCAGCCGGCCCAGCCGCTTGAGGGCGTCGGCCATCCCGTCGCCGAATTGCTTGACGACCCACACCAACTGGCGCGCGACGGACGCCACGCTGGACGCGACGGCGAGCATGGCGTTCACGGCATCGGGCGAGCCGGCCAGGATACCCAGGGCTAACCCTGCCGTGGCGTCTTGGCCCACAGCCATCATGACGCGCGAGGGGGAATGGCTGTCCAGCGCGCCGCGGGCGGCATTGACCAGATTCTGTGCGGCGCTCCGAGCGGCCTCCATCAGCCCACCGGCGCCGGCCCGGATACCATCGACAACGCCCTGGATGATGTCGCGCCCGAGTTGCCCCCAATCAATGGCCGTGAAGGCGTCGCGGGCTTGACCGAGCAGGCTGATAATAGCGCTGAGAACCTGCGGGCCAATTGTCGTCACGACATTGACAATCGCCTGCCACGCCCCATCCCAAATCTCGCGCAGCTTCTCCCCAAAGCCGCGCCAGTCCCCCTCGCGGGCCGCGTTCCAGGCCGCCCACAGTTGGCCGACGACCCCCAGGACCGTCTCAACCGCCCCCTGGATCAGCCCCCAGGCCGCCTGAGCGATGCCGACAATCTGGTCGCCGTGCGCCTGCCAGAAGCCGGCCAGGGCGCCGAGGGCGGCAGGGATGGCCGAGGCCAGCCAGGCGACGAGCGTCGTAAACAGCGGGAACACGACGCCGGTCAGGAACCCCATCGCCACGCCGATGGCCCCCGGCAAGAACTGGCTCATCCAGTTCCCCAGCGTCTCAACGGCCGGGATGACAATCGAGTCGATTAGGCCGGCCAGGGCAGAGAACGTTCCACCCAGGAGATTGCCAACGACGGACGCCAGGGCCGCGATGACATTTTGGAGGGCCGGCACATACGGCTGGATGGCCGCGAACACCGCCAGGGCAATCTGTTGCAGCGTCTGAAACGCCGTCACCACCAGCGAGCCGACGGACGCGGCGAGCGTCTGGAAGTGCGGCAGGGCGAGCTGCACGACCGTGGCGATGGCCTGAAACACCGAGATGGCAATCGGCTGGAGAATTTGGAACGCCCCGGACAGGACCGAAGTCACGGTTCCGGCCACCTGCGTCAGGACACCCATGACAATCCAGGCCAGACCGGGCAGAACCGCGAACACGCTCTGGGCGATTTGCCCGAACGCCTGGAACGCCCCGGCGAGCAGCCCGCCCGCCAGGCCGGCAATCGTCTGGATGGGACCAGAGACGGCCATGAACAGCCCTGGCAGAGCATCGAGGACCGCCGTCGCCACGCCGGCCAGGGCCTGGAACGCCCCGGCCAGAACCGAGCCGACGACCTGGGTGATCGTGATGGCCGGTCCCTGAAGCGCCTGGAACGCCCCGGCCAGCGTCCCGCCTACAATCTCGGCCAAGGCCGCCAGGGTCGCCATACCGGTCGAGGCCAGGCCGGGCAGCAGGCTCAGACCGACCTGGATGGCCGAGCCGACGTTGGCGAACGCGGCCACCAGGATCGAGCCGGCGACGGCAGCGATGGTCTGGAGCGGATCCGCTACGGCCAGCGCCAGCCCCGGCAGGCCGGACCACACGACAGCGGCTACTTGACCCGCCGTCTGGAACGCGCTGACCAGGACGCCGCTCACAATATCGGCCAGGGTCTGAGCGGTTCCGGCCACGATGCCGGCGATATTCGCGGCGGCCAGCAGGGCCTGACCTAGGCTGCTGGACGCGGCCTGAGCGACCTGAGACGCTCCGCCAAAGACGCTCATGCTCCCGGCGGCCGCTGCCACGGCCATCGCCAACCCATCAGCCTGCTCGCCGCCCATAAAGACTTCGGCCAGCGCCGGGCCGAGGATTTGGGCCGTCGCCACGGTCGAGCTGATGGCCCCCTGGAGAGTCAGCAGCGGATCGGCCAGGCCATCCGGGACACGCAGCATCTGGAGGGCTTGCCCAAACGACATCGCCCCGCTGGACAGCCCTGACCAGGCCACCCTCATCGTCTGGAGCGTCCCCATCGCCGCCTGCGCCACGGGCGCCAGGCTTTGCAGCGCCCCCAGCGCCACATTGATGCCGCTGGCTATTCCCTGCCCCAGCCCCTGGATGGCCGACGAGGCCGCGTCCGAGTTGAGGATTTGCAACAGCCCGGCGAGCTGGTCCTTCAGGGCGTTAAAAATCGGCTCGCCGGCGATCCGCATGGCCTGGCTTTTCCAGTCCATGAGGTTCGAGACCATCCCCTCGAACGTCGAGGATTGGGCCGCCATCATCCCGCCGAACTTGTCCTTCATCGCCACAAGCAGGATGTCCATGGCGTCATTGACCGGCGTCGTCATCGAGCCAGCCTTGTCGAACGCCACGCCCATGCCCGCCAGTTCGGCCTTCGTGACGATGCCGAGTTCCTGGAAGCGCGCCAGGGCCTCACCCGTCGCGCCGCTAGAGAATTTGCCCAGGTAGTTGGCGATCTCGGTGAAGCTCGCCCCTGTCCCGCTCGCCACGTCGCCGGCGATGGTGCGGATTTCGGCTCCGCTCATCCCGAACTTGGCGGCGGTGTCCGCCGCGTGCAGCCCGAACGACTGCAATATCTTGTCGGCCTCAACAACCTGGGGAAGTTCAAACGGGGTAGAGGCGCCGAACTGGGCGAGTTCGGCGAGGCGGTCTTTGGCCGCCTGGGCCGAGCCGAGCAGGACGCCGAACTGTGTCTGGTACGTCTCAAACTGGGCGTTGCCGCCGATCATGGCTGAGGCGACGCCGCCGATAGACCCGGCGATAGAATTGATGCCTTGGAGGATCGCGCCGCCGGTAGCGAAGGACAGGGCGTTCTGGAGGAAGCCCATCGCGCCGCCGGCGTTCTGGGCCGCGCCGCTCAGGCCACCCAGTTCGGTCTTGGCGGCCCGCACCGGCCCCGACAGTTGGTCGCTGCCCTGGAGAATAATTTCGACACGCGTGGTCACAGCGGCCCGCCCTGCCCCGCATCTGGCGTGCGGGACCTTGCTAGACGCGCAAACGCGCCCGGCTTGAATGAAACCAAATTCATCAAGCGAGCGCGTGTGCGGTAGCTTGCTCAGGGCCGGCGGGCTACACCAGGAGGGGTGTAGGTGGCCGGGCCGCCGCGTATGAAGTTAGAAGGAGGAATTAAGAGTTAAGAAGACTGAACGTCTTGTGACTCTTAATTCTTAATTCATCCTTCTTCATTTTGACTACCCCGTGAGGAAGTAGCGGCCCTTCTCGTCTAGCTCGTCGGCGCTGATGGTCGGCAGGCCCTTGCTGTCGGCCTTGCGGGTCGACCGGGCGCGTTCCGAGAAGTAGACGACCGACAGCCGATACCAGTACTCACTCATCCCCTCGACGATCTCTTCGGGCAGGCGCCCGAACAACTCGGCCAGTTGCACCACCTCGCAGTCGAGCGGCAGACTATCGGCCAGGCCGAGGTCCTGGAAGTAGTCTCTTATTTGCCGCTCGACTTCGGGGGGACCGCCGGCGTCTGCGGGTCGAGCGCCTGCATCATGGCCTGGAGGTCCGCCTGGGACGCGTCCATGACCAGCGGCCGCAGCTCATCCAAGAACGCGTTCAGTTCCGGCCCATCCTTCGGGCGCGGCTTGTACGTCCAGCCCTCGGCGCCCGCCGGATACTTGATGGCCTTGAAGTAGGGCAGCAGAAACTCAACCTGTTCGGCGGCCAGCGCCTCGGTGAGATCGAGCAGCGCCTTCGTCTCGGCGAACGCGGCCTCGATGCGGCGCGTCTCTTCGTCGATGCGCGTCTGGAGCGTGGCCCGCAGGCCCTCATCCGGTGTGGCGGCCAGTTGCTCCGTCAGCCGGGCGACTTCCGCGCTCAGGCGCTCGATTTTGGTCTGGAACTTCGTCGCTTCCTTTTGCAGGTCGGCGGCGCGCATCTTGAAGTCCATCAGCGCCTTACGGCGGGCGTGATAGCCCTTGTCGGTCGGTTTGGGCGCGACGAACACGGGTTCGGGCGTGCGCTCAAGCGCCTCGCCCAGGGCCTGCATCAATTCCTCGTAGCTCAGAAACTCAGTCACGGTGATAGCTCCTTGCCCCGGCGTAGAGGAGAGACAGGCCCCGCCGCACGCCGGGACAGGCGGCTAGGCCAGCGACGCAACACTGTTGGTGATCGAGGCGGCGAAGCAGTTCGCCAGGGTCGTGTTGTACTTCGAGGTGAAGTCGAGCTTGCTGGTGAGCACGCCGTCCTGGTCCTCGAAGGTCGTCGGCGGCTTGGCGACGAAGCCGGCGAAGTCGAACTGGGCGATCTTGGTCCCGCTGGTCTGCTTGAGACGGACCTGCTTCTCGATCACGGCGGTCTGGGCCGCCAACGCGTCGACCTCGGTCTTGACCGTCGCGTTGTAGCGTAGCGTCAAGGACAGCGAGGCGTCGCGCGGGCCTTCCTCGAAGCTGTCGGGGAGCAGGCTGTCCATGCTCCACACCAGCACGCGGTTGCAATTGACCTTCAGCTCGAAGGCCACGGCGGTCGTCGCCAGGGCCGTCGTGCCAATCGTCCCGCCGACGACATCGTAGTAGATGGCCCACGGTTGCCCCATGATGACTTCGACCGTCCGGTCGGAGACGGCGGCCAACGTCCCGCTCACCACATCCTTGCCGATGAGTTCGACGCTCACGGTCGTCGGCTTGCCCGTTGCGCCCTTGATCGTGAAGCTGTTGACGAGGCCGCCTTCCAGCTTGTAGACGCCCGCGCCGGTCTGGGACGAGCCGTGGATCACGGTCAGTTTGCGCGGGTTGGTCGGAACCGCCGTCGTCGGCGCGCTGTAGGTGTAGACATACGGCCCCGTGCCCGTCGGCGTCGCCTCGGTGTTGGCGCTGTCGAGGATGTAGGGCAGGTCCTCGAAGGTCGCCAGGATTTCGAGCGACCCGACGCCGCCCTTCTGCTCCAGCCCCGCCAGGTGGCCGGGTTGCAGGCTGCCGCGCATGTCGCGGTAGATCGCGCTGCGGTTGTCGGCCTGGATGTTGCCCGACTGCACGCCCATGAGCTTGGCGGTCGCCGCGACCGACGTGCCCCAGGTTGTTTCTTCCCCGATCTGCCACTGCAAAAGTCCTGAAGTTGCCATTGGTGACGCTCCTTGCTAGACCCGGTTCGAGCCGGTATCAGCAGGCGAAGCCACCAGGGCGTAACCTACTCCCTACCAACAATTATCCTCTACCCGGCGAGCTTATCCTCGCCGCTTGCGCGGATGTAGCGGTCCCGGATCGCATCCGTCACCGTGTAGCCCGCCCGGATCATCTTCTCCAGGTCCACCGGCCGGCTCTCCTCGCGGGCCTTCTTCAGCTCCGCGATCACCGCCAGCACGGCCCGCCGCACTGTCTCCCAGAACACGCGTTCGGTCATCCGCTGCATCGTTCACCACCTGATACAAGTCCAGCGCCAGGACCTGGTCGCGGGTCGCCTTGTCGAGAGCCAGCCACTCGTCGGCGCGCATGTCCCGCGCCGGGACGCCCGGCCAGAAGTCGCCGAAGCCGGTATACAACACCTCTACAATTTTTGAATGCGCCATAACCTCTCCTCACGCGCGTCCGGCCAGATGACGCGCGGCGTCGGCGTCGGCGTGATGTGGCCGCACACGAGGCCCAGGTCCGCCCGCTGCGAAAAGCCTAGCCGTTGGGCGTCCACGCTCGTCCACCAGTCGCAACACACCGGCAACGTCTCACTCAGCCGGAACGGCAGGGCCGTAAACACCCGCCGACGGATCAGCGTACAGAACGTCCCGACGCCGGCCACGTCGACCACCTGCCCCGCCAACCGCCGCGCCTCATCTGGGTAGTCGGAGAGGTTGACGACGTCGCCGCCCTCGGTTAGCGTCATGCGGGCGCTCCAGCCGGGCTTGCCGTGCCGCCAACATGTCAGCCCGTAGGCGATGTCACTCTCGCAAGCCAGGAGCCGCGTCAGGGTGTCCGGCGGGACAATCATATCGTCTTCGAGCAGGACCATGGCGTCGTGACCGCCGCGCAGGGCCACCTCGCGCGCCCGGTTGAGCTTGTGCGTGATGTTCCGGTAGCCGCCCATGAGCGTACCGTCCGCGAACGGGTCATCGGCGGCCAGCATCAGGTAGTCCACGCGGCACGGCTTATCGAGCGCCAGGATGCTCTCCAGGGCCGCCGGATACATGTGGTAGAGAGGTGTCACAACCAGTAGTCGCATCTAACCCGCCACAATTTCCATTACTTGCAACGTCACCATGACCGCGTACCACCGCGCGCCCTCGTCGAGGCTGTCGACCGGCCAGCGGAACACACCCGGCAGGACGCGCCAGCCGATCAGTTCCACGTCCGACCCGCCGCCGACGATGCCGCCGTCCTTGAAGCCGCGCAGCATGTCCAGGTAGGCCGCCTGGTAGCGCACGATGTCCGGCGCGATGTCGGCGATGGATGCTCCCAGCGGCGCGGGCTTGTACAGCAGCAGGTCGACGATGTACCAGTCCTGACGGTTAACGCTGTCGAGCGAGGCGAACTGGCCGTCGCGCCCCTCGCTGTAGATCGAAAACGGCAGGAGCAGGCGCACCGGCGCGTCCGCCGCCTGGACCGCGTTCTTGAGTTCGTGCAGGTCGCGCGCCCGGATGCTTGCCGCCGTCCCGTTCTCGCGGGTGAAGGTGACGACCTGGTCGGCCAGGTTGGCGTACACCGCCCGCAGTTGACTCGCCATCAGAACCCCCGTGGTTGGTAGCGCGCCACGACCGACACGACCGACTGCGGGAAGCCGGGCGGCGCCATGGTCACGCCGCTCGGACTGATGACCACCCGGTCGAGGCTGGCCCCTTCCACCCCGCGCCGTCGGTAGAGGTAGGCCGTCAGGTCGACCGTCGCCATGACCACATCAGCCGGCGCGCTCACGCTGTAGGCCCAGCGGCCCATGACGCTGATGGCGTTCTCCGGCGTGTCGGTGTACGTCCAGCGCGTGCCGTGGCTGGCCTTGATGCGGATGGCCCAGTAGGGCGGCTCGTTGCGCGGCTCAGTCACATACTGGCCGGCGGCGATGACCGCCCCGTCACCGTTGGTGACGGTGGTGATGGCGCACAGGTCCCGGTCGAGCAGCAGGACCGAGCGGCGCCCGTCGTCGTCCAGGGCCGTGTCGGCGAGGGCGTCGAAGGTCCGCGCGCTGTCGGCGATGGCCTCAAACACGCGTCCGGTCTGCTGCTCAATCCAGCGCTGGGCGCGCCCGATCAGCGTCTCAAGCAGCGCGTTGTCTGTGGCGCTGTCGATAGACAAGAAGCTGCGTAGGTCGGTGACACTCGCGTAGGCCATACGGCTCTCTGTGTTAGCCCAGCAGATGATAGTGGATGAATGCCGCGCCGACGATGCCGGCCATATTGCCGGTCGCCTTCGAGGCCGTCACCCACTTGCCCGCCGCTACCTTCTGCGCGCCGGTCCCGTTCGTCCCCTGGTTCTCGACGTTGTCGAACACGCCGGTCGCGGCGTTGACGTTCAGGCCGTCGATCAGGTTGTCGGCGCTGGTGGCCGCGCTCGTGGCGGTCATGCCCACGTCGAGCGTACCCGCGCCAGTCGCCGCAGTGGTCAGGTCGATGACGACGCGCGTCACGAGCACGGCCTCGTTGTGGTGGTTCTGCCAGGCGAACACGCCGCCGGCCGCGTCACTGGCGACCAGGTCCACCTTCTCGATCAGCATCGGAACATATGTCTTTGCCATGTGTCACTCCTTACGCCTGACGCGCCCATGTGCCGATGACGCGCGTGATGTACCAGCCATCGACGCCGTCGCCGGTCAGTTCCAGGAGGTCGCCCTCGCGGTCGGACGCCCCGCTGTTGATGGCGTCCTTGTCGTCGGCCGAGGTGAAGCCGTTACCCATGATCTTGTCCGCCGCGTTGGGCGAGACACTGAAGCCTGTCCCCGCCGACAAGGCGGTTGAGGCAACGACGAAAGTGAAGCGCAGTCCGGCCGCCGTGGCGGGGAGCGTGGCGACCTTGTCGACGCCGGTGATCAGGAAGGTCTTGCCGGCGTCGGCGGCGCTCACAGTGAAGTCGGCGCTCTTGGTGTCAAACGTCGGCGCGGCGACACGGGCGATCTGGTTCGTCCGGTCCGTCCCGGCGATTTTGAACGCGCCGCCGCTCTCGATGTCCAGGCTGGTCCCGCTCGCTACAACTGCGTTGCCGTCTTGGCGCACCTGGAACCGGGCCGGGTAGCTGCTATCCGCTGCCATGATGCCTCCTTGCCCCGCATCTTGTGCGAGGGCTTACGCCTGGATCAGGTGCTTGATGGCCGCGCTGTGCATGACGTTGCCGTCGAAGCGGCGGTAGCCCCGGAACCCGATCTCGCCCGTGCCGGCATACAGCTCGTCCAGCCGCTGCATCCCGACGCCCTGCCAGTCGGCGATGTAGTAGTAACCAAAGTCACCGAACAGGACGGTCTTGGCGCCGGTGGCGATCTCGGCCATGCTGTTGTTCGTGATGACCGGATACCCCAACAGAGAGCCGGTGGGGGAGCCATTCAGACCGCCGTCGATGCTCCACAGATAGCGGCCCTCGCCGTCCTTGAGCTTCCGTAGCTCGCGCAGCGTGGTGTCGTGCATCATGAAGCGCCCGCGTTGGCGGTAGAGGTAGCCGACGCTATGCACCAGGTTGATGATCTCGTCGGCGGTGATGGCCGTGGCGCTGGCGGCTGTCACGCCCAGGGCCGAGCCGGTCACGACGCCCTGCGGCTGCCCGCTGCCACTGCCCGTGGTGAACGCCGTGTTTTCAGCCGCCGCGAACGCCTGCGTCCAGTCCGGCTGGAGAATTTGACCCCAGATGTCGAACCGGCTATCGGCGACCAATTCCTCGGTCACCTTGCTCAACTTGGTGTACTTGTACGGGTTGAACTCGATCTCACCCATCGTCGGCTCGGACTGGGCGTAGGCCGCGCTTTCCGCCTTGAGGGTCGCGGCCGCGCTAAAGGTCAGGCTGGGCAGTTTGAAGCTGTCGGTCCCGCGCAGGTTCAGCACACGCGCTCCGGCCGCCCGCAAGAACGACGCATCGGCCAGCGGCACGATGACTTCGTTGCTGAACTGCGTCGGCACGCCGTAGCCGCCCTGGGCGTCCGTGGTTTCGTTCAACGTGGCCTTGATCGCCGGGTCGACGTTCTCCTGCCGATGCAGGTACGCCTTAAAGGCGACCTCGGCCCCGACCTTCTCGCCGTTCTTGCGAATGTGGACCGCCGGCGCCGCGTAGCCCGCCGTCTTGAGGGCCGGCTCCGCTTCCAGCTTGGCCTGGAAGTCGGTTAGGGCCTGGCTCACCGCGCTCTCGATCATGGTCTTGACCGCGTCGGGGTCCAACCCGACCGGGCTGGTGGTCTGCGCATTTGCCGCCGGCTGTGTGGTTTGCTCGCTCATGGGTGTCTCCTGTGAAGCTGCATGTACGGATGTAGTGGGGACCGCGCCAGAGCGGCCATCTTTCACACTCAAGGCCGGCGCCAGAGTCTTGAGTGACAATACCTTGTTACGCGGTTCGGCGGGCATCGGGGTTAGCGACCCCTCGGCAATCGGCCAGCGTGTGATCTGCGGCCCTACCCGCCGCACCATGTGGCTCGGCGCGCCGCTCGACCAGCCGAGCTTGCCCGCCTGAACCATCTCGTAAATCATCCGCTCGTACTCGTCGGCCATGTTGAGGACGATCTCGGCCCAGATGCCAACTTCGTCGACGACCGTTTTGAGCGGCGGCAGGAGACGGTCGGCCAGCGCCTCCAGTCCCTCGGCCACGGGCATGCCGTGGTGAAACAGCGCGTCGGCCCCGTCGCCGGCCCGCGCCCCGAAGTACGTAGACTTGGTGAAGTACTCGCCCATCAGATCGCGGTCGGCAGTGTTCGCCGGGTCACTGAAGCGCACCAGGTAGCCGCCGACCTTACCCTCGCCCAGGGCCTTGACCGCGTCCCCGAAGGCGACCAGGGCATCCAGCGCCTTGCCATGCCCCTGGTCGCTCGCCTGTTCCTGGGCCGCGTCGATGGCCTCTTGCACGTCCTCTTCGTCGGCGCCGAGTTCGACCGCCGCCTCGACGATGCCCGCCGCGCTCTGCTTGACCTGCTGCAGTAGCTCGCGGTCCTTTTTGCTATGCCGTCGTCCCACCTTGGTCGCGTCCATGTCTATCTCCGCCTACGCCGCCAAGTCCGCCGGCGGCGTATCCTCTGCCGGCGGCCCCTGTTGCGCCGGGATGTCGGGTACAATCGGCGGCGCGGGCGCCGGCGTGTCGTCTTGCTCCTCGTCCCAATCGCCGCCGGGAACCGGGTCCAGTTCCAGCATCTCGCGGCCCTCGTTGACCGAGAGGATCGGCGCGCCCACCAGCTCGGTGATGCCCTGGGCCTTGGCTAGTTCGCTCTTCTGAAACACTTCGAGCCGCTCGGCGTGGAATGTCATCCGTAGCCCCACCTGGCCCAGCAGTTGGTCGTTGAGCGCCGTCTCGATCAGTTCTAACTCAGCCTGGATGACATCCTCGTTGAACGTCAGGCTGTAGTTCTCCGCCGTCGCGTAATTCGCCACGTCCGAGGACAAGTAGAACTCTGGCACGCCGAACGCGTTGGCGATCTCGCGCAGCGCCCCGGCCCGCAGCTCCGGCATTGCCATCTGTTCAGGCGCGTACCCGAACTGCTTGACCTCGACGTTCCGCTTGAAAGCGACGGCTTCCCACGCCTTCTTGACGCCCCGCGTGAGACGCTTCCACCATGTTTCTAGCCGCTTCATGTCGTCGCTGCCCGTCGACGGGTCGACGATCAACAGCGTCACGTTCATGCCGCCGCGCTCAAAGAAGCTCTCGACGTACTCGTTGGCGCGCAGGATGGTCAGGGCCGGCTTGAGCGCCACGTGGGCCGGCGAGACGCCCGGCCCGATCTCCACATCGGGGTCGGGCAACCAGATATGGACGATGTCATCGGGCGTGCACTTCAGCGGCTCGCCCGCGCCGATGGATCGCTCGAAGCCCGCCAGGCCGGCCCGGCTGTCCAAGAGCGGCGTGACGGTGTCGAAGCGCAGCCAGCGCAGGCCCAAGAGCTTGACCTTGTTGCGTTCGGGCATCAGATACGCCCCACCGTCCAGGCACAGGCTGGCCTCGATCTGGTAGAGATGGCGCTTGATCCAGCGCGCCACTTCGTCCCGATCCGCTTTGAGGGTGGCCCGGCCGGCGCGCTCCACGTCGAACGGCACGCGGCTGACGGCGTGGGCGCGGGCGCTGACGCAACGATACACCGCCGGCACGCGCTGGTAGACCTCGTGCGGCCCGGCGCTCGATGGCGCCAGCCCCGTCATCTCCGAGGGCATCCAACTCGACAAGGGAATAGCCTTGACCGAGTTGTCGCCGCGCACCACGAAAGCCTGCACGCCCTGCTCAATCATCCGCGTCCTCTTCGTCCATCTCCCAGGCGAACAGCGGCCCGCCGGCGCCCGTTCCCTGCCAGGCCAGGGCATAGCTGTCGGCCCGGTCGTCGTGTTCGCCTTGTGGCGCCCGCAACGTTGACCCCTCAATGCTCGACAGTTGAATAAAAGTCGCAAAACTATGCACGGTCGTCTCGCTGTTCCTAAACGCGTCCGCTACGGCGCTGTAGAGCAGCGCCTTGCCCTTGCTCGTCGAATGCCAGCCTGGCTTACCGTCCGGCCCACTCAACACCGCCAACTCTGAATGCTCACCCAGCCACAAGAGCACGGCGTGGCCGTGATTGTTGCGCTCAACCATGACGCTGGCGGCATTGTAGAACCGCCCCACCGCGTCGGCGTGCGCGGCGATGACACTGGGCTGAAACTTACCGGCCAGCGCCGCTACCTCTTCCCCGCTGACGCAGTCGAGCACCGTCAGGGCGCTGTCGTCGCTGGTCGGGTTGCCCTCCGCCGGGTCCACGCCGACCACGTATTCGCGCCCGGCTTCAGGTAGTCGGTACACCGCCAGACCCGGTATGGTCGGCGCATCGACAGGCAACTCCTGATCAGACAGTGGAGCCAGCGCCTGGTAGCACTGTTGGAGCCATGCCGGCGCGATCCGCTTGTCTAGCGAGCGCGGGCTGAGCGCCTCCACATCCGTCGTCGGGTATTCCTGGCTCAGGTCATCCAGCGAGCCGGTGCGCGCCAGAATGTCCGTCTTGATCGTCTCGTACCACGCTGCGTCACGGCTAGGCCGCGCCTGCCAGCTCAAAAACACCGCTGCCCACTGCGTCAAGCTGTCTTTGGCCGCCTGATACATCCGCTTGAAGGCGCTCTGTGGCCGGCTCTTGTCGACGGTCGAGAGCATTATCAGCCGCCCCCCCGCGTCCACCGTTGGCTTGACCGCGTTCAGCAGGCCGTCCAGGTCGGGCACGTAGTCGGCCTCGTCGACGATGACCAGCGTCCCGGTGTAGCTGCGCCCGCCCGTCGTCGGGAAGGCCTGCGCCGAACTCCCGTTCGACAGCCGCCAGATGTGCTTGCTGTTCTCGGTGACGGCCCGCGCCTGCATCCACACCGGCAGCCGGGCGTAGATGCCCTTGAGGCGCACGTCTAGGAGTTCAATCGCCTCTTCGTCGCGCTTCGAGAAGATGAGCACCGTCGCCGCCGGCCGGAAGAGCATCAACCACAGAGCGAAGCACAGGACCAGCCAGCTCAGGCCCAGCTGCCGCGCCTTGAGGATAATCACCAGCCAATTGTTAACGAGCGTCTCAAGCGTCGTCTGTTGCGCCGGCCACAGTCGAAAGCGGACCCAGTCGCGGGCCGTGGCATTGTAGACGTAGCAGTAGGTGTGAACGAAGTACGCCGGCGACTTCGAGCATTTGAGCCACTCAACCCGCTGCATGGTCGGGCTGCCAGCCGTCCAGTTCTCGCTCGGCCTGGTTGGCGTCGTCGGCGGTAAACTCGACACGCGCGGCTACCTCTTGCTTGTCCACGAATAGCCCGTGATACCGCCCCAGTTGCACCAGCGCCGCCTGCTTGTCGTATAGTTCGATGCGGATGGCGCCCTTGTCACTGACGGCGTAGCTCTTGACGAGGGCCAACTTCCCCAGCCGCTCGGCCTTCTTGAGATCGAGATTGTCGCCGGTCAGGAAGTCGGCCATGTCCGACCGCGCTTGCTCGGTCAGCGTGGTCAAAATCTCGGTCGGCGACATAGTCAGTTCCGCCAGGCGGGCGTCAATCGCGGCTTTGACTTCAGGTTTTTTCAGGTTTTCTTGGCCTATCGAGTATGCCGTCTTGGCTGAGTACCCGGCGCGGCGAGCCGCCTCCGTGGCGTTGAAGCAACGCACGTAGTGCTCGACAAAGACCCGCTGCTTGGTACTGAGCGCCATATCCCTACCCCGTCGCTGCCTTCAGTCGCTTCTCAACGTCCGTCCCGATGCGCTTCTCGCCCTCTTCGGCTACTTGCTGATACGTGGTCCACCGCCCCGCGTGCATCCAGGCTTGCTCGTCCTCATCCTGCACCAGGACGTTATAGTCGACGCCCTCACTCGCAATGCGCCAGTCCAACCCGCCGCCGGTGATGTCCCAACTGGCGCCGAGGTCGAACGTGCGTTCATAGGTTTGCCCGCTGCGTTCCGGCGGGTAGGTGATGAGCCGCTTGTGCATCCACAGCGCGCCCTCTTCGAGCGCCGGGACCAGCAAGTGGTCGGCGCTGAAACGCGCCAGGTACGCCTGAGCCTCATCCAGACCGCGCAGGGTGACGGTGCTCATGCTCGGAACAACTCCCTCAACATCAGCGCGTCGGTGTCGTCGAGTTCGAGCCGGTGGCGGTCGCAGAAGGCCGCCCAGTCGCGCGGGTCGTTGAGCGTTTTGACAGCCTCCACCGGGCCGAGTTGACCGAGCAGCATGGCCGCGCGATTGGTGTCATGCTGCCAGGGGAAGCCTATGTGTTGAACGCCGCTAGTGTCGAGACCCATGCCGCCCCTTCCTCCACAGCCACACCCGCTGCTTGTACTGCGATTTGCGCTGTCTCACGCTCACCCCTTATGCGTTAGTAAGCGTATTATTTGATCAGCTCGTGCCAGTCGTCGGGCCAGCGTTCGGCGGCCTGAACTTTGGCGTGTTCATCGGCGGCCATCATCGCCAGGGCGACGGCCACGAAAACCAGGAAGGCAATAAAAAGAACAAGGTTCAGCATAGATAGTCTCCCACAACTCGCTGCTACAGCGCACCCGACACGCCGCCGGGTGAGATTGTGGACCACCCCCTCTCTTAGCTCACTTGCCCGCTATCTCCTCGATTGGCGGAGCCAATCGCCTGCCGACGGTAGTCGGAATACCTGTCCACCGGCATCACCCGGTCGACCGCCGCGTCGGGGATGAGCGACAGCGCCAGGTTGATGACGGCCACGCCAAAGGCGAGATACTGCGCCTGGCTCGCGCTCACCGTCAACATCTGCCCGGCCAGCCCCGCGATGCCTGCCGCGAACAAAAGGATACGACGCCAGAAATACCAGTAGCGCCACGCATTCGGGTCAATCACTTGTCGCCTCCATTCGGCGGGCTAGGCCAGCGCACCGACGTTTTGCTCGGTTCAATCGGCATCCGTTCGCCCGGCTGTAGCCCGCCGCGCCGGATGATGCCTTTAAGCGTCTCGAATGTCTCTTGCCACTCCTGCCAAAGCAGGGCATGGGCGATGTCCATCTCCTGGGCGTAGCGTTGCCATCGCCGGCACTCGCGGACGGCGTTGTCGCGCTCGGCTTGCAACACCTGCCGCCAGTGGTCCTGCTCGTGGTCGATGGTGTCCGAGCGGCGCTGCATGGACAACCAGCCCCAGGCGAAGATGAGGACGAATACGCCGTAGGGCAGGACGTCGCGCCACTCAAGCATACCGCCTGCCCTCGCGCAAGGCCCATCCGTTGCCGAGAGCGTAGACAACCCAGGTCGGCGTTCCCAGGTTGACGGAGTTGGCGACGAAGTACAACGCCGCCATAAACGCGAACACGGCCATCGCGCCCAGGCTCGCCCAACGCCGCAGCGCGGGCCGGTTGCGGGCGACGGCGTAGGATTGGCACAGGCCCAACAGCATAAACAACACCCCCCAGGCTATCTCAGGCAGGAAGCGCATCGCGCCAAAGGCGATAGGGTTGGCGCCGAACGTTGACGCCGGTAGCAGCAGCACCAGCCCGACGAGGGCCAGGGTCGCGGCGCTGGCCGTCTCTAGGCTGCGGGTGTCCACTGCTCATCCTTCCGAGGTCGGCCCTTGCCCCACCGGATAGGCCGCTCGCGCCGCCCGCCCAGGTAGTCTATAGCCGCGTCATAGTGGGCGTACACGTTCTTGGCGGCCAGCCCCACGAGCGGCGCAATCTCGTAGCCGTCGTAACCCGCCGCGAACATCTCGACCACCCGACGGTCACGCGGGTCAAGCCGCGCCAGGCACAGTTCGGCCTGGACCCGGTCGTCGGGGTCGTCTTCAACGGCGTGCGTGTCGAGCATGATGTCGTAGTTGACGCGCCGGCCCCGCGCCAGCCACTTACGCCGGTCGTCACTCAGCAGGTTACGGGCAATGACCCACAGCCACCCGCCGCCGTCGCCTTCCGGTTCCTGCCCCGTCTGCCAGGCGCGTAAAAAGGCTTCGTGCGCCAAGTCGCCGCACTCGTCCCACGGCACGCCCCACGCGGCGGCCTGGAGCCACAGCGCGCGGTAGTGGAGCCGGTAGAGGCGGGTGAAGGTGTCAGGGGTCACGGTGTTCCTCGTTGCTCCGTAGCAGCGCCTTGACGCAATCGAACAACAGGACCAGCGCCAGGGCCGTCCCCGCCGTCAGCCCCAGCGCATCCACCCGCGTCGCCAGCCCACCCTGCCACGCCGCCAGCGCCTTGTGCGCCAGGACCAGCGTAATGATGGTGGTGAGCGTCGCCAGGGCCGCCAGTCTCACAACTCACCTGCCAATCTTCCCCAGTCGCCCGCGAGGTCGGCCAGCGGCGCGTGATCGAAGCCGAGTTCGCCGAGCGCCCCGAAGCACGTCGGGTGATCCTGGGACGTGTCGAACACCCGCACGGCGCGCGTCTGCGGTTGGTGGTCGTCGCGCACGATAGACGCGCTCCACGAGTACGAGCCGTCGACATTGTTGAGGAGTTCCAGGTAGACGCTGGTCGCGCCCTCGTTGGTCATCCAGTCGGCCAGCGCGTCCGACAACTTCGCCGCGTTCACTGCTGTACCGTCCTCTTGCCCCACGTCAGGTTCACGGTCAGCGACCGAATGCCGCTCGGCCTCGTCTTGCCCTGGATGTTCAGGACGATAATCCAGCCGGCCACGACGAAGCCGGGCCGCCAGTCCAGCCACACAACGGGCGCATTGATGACGCGCATCAGTCCCAACTCCCCGACGGCGCGGGCAGCCACGTCAGCCACGACCCCGCCGGCCAGTCCCACGGGCGCCAGTGATTTTGGTAGCCCCGGCTCATCGCCCAGGCCGCGCACCGGATATCGGCGTCCTCGTTCGACCTGCCGTCCCATCCCCACTCGGCGTAGCAGGGCGTGATTTGCCAAACGCCCCAGCGATACCATTGAAACACGCCGATGGAGTATCCGCCGTCCCCCACTCGCGCCACGCCGAAGCGCGTCTCACGATAGGCAATGCGGAGCATGAGGTCCGTGTCCGCGCCGTACCAGTCGCTCCAGTAATAGATTTTGTCGATGACGCGCTGCTGGTCAGCGGTCCAGTACCAGTCGGCGCCGGCCTCACGGGGCAGCGCCAGGGCGACGAGCAGGATGACGGCCAGCCAGATGATGAGCGATAGTACGCGCTTCATAGTTGCTCCTTAACCCCCCTCGTGCGCCTCGTTCCAGGCGGCCAGCGCCGCGACGTAGCCGGCCAACTCCTCAATGCAGCGCGGGCAGTGACAGCCCTTCGACCAGTCTGGCGGCTTGTCCTCATGCGCCCCGCGCGCGTGACAGCCGGTGAAGCCCCAGCACGGCTCTTGTCGCATCCACGGGGCGCCGTACCCGCAGCGAGCGCATCCCGGCGCTAGTCCTTCACCCACTGGCACGTTACCCCGCGCGCGCGCCACCCGACGCAGAATGTTTGATACAGCCAGTTGGTCTCCGTCCAGCTCAGCCAGCGGTAAGGAAAACGAATGACCATCGTGTACTCAGGTGGCGGCGCGGTCGCGGTAGGGGTCGCCGTCGGCATCGGCTGGGCCGTGGGCATCGGCGGGCGCGACACCGGCGTGGCCGTCCCCGCATCACCACTGCGGGGCGTCCTGGTCGGCATCGGTTGGCTGGTCGGAATCGGCGCGAGGTTCGACGCCCGGCCAAACTCGCAGCTCGCCCAGGTCATCCCGTCGGCGACGGTCCACGCGCAGCCAATGTTGGAGGTCCATACATCGGTCAGGATCCCCGCCTTGTGGCCCGGCGAGTTGAGCCAGCCCTGGAACACCGCGTCCACGTGGGCGTAGCCCGCGGCGATATTCTCCCCGACGCCCCACGTCCCGGCCACCGGATAGCCCGCCTGCCGCGCGCGTTCGACCGGGTCGGGTTCGCCGGGGCAGGTGTGGGCGAAGCAGCCCGTTCGCCGCATCCACTCATTGTGAGCGGCGGCCGCGGCTCGCAGCCGTGGGTCGGTGGGGAGGGCCGTGCGGGCCAGCGCCGTCGGGCCGTTTTGCGCTCGATATGCGTTGATGAGGCTTTCGAGCCGCGAGGCGCTGTCGATGTCGGAGGGAGTCGAAATCGCGGTGGGCAAGGGGGCCGGCGCGGGCGCGGAGCCGGCCAGGCTCCCGACGGCGTTGAGCCGTCCGTATCCGAACTGGTCATCACGGCCCGGCGCGCCGAGGTCATCGGCGCCTGCTTCGAGCGCGGCGCGCACCTGGTCCGGCGACCAGTCGGAGTGCGCGGCAAAAATCAGCGCCGCCACACCGGCCGCGTTCGGCGCGGCCATCGACGTGCCGTCCCATGCCTGGTAACGATCTCCCAGGACCGTGGAGAGGACCTGTACACCCGGCGCGGCCATATCGACGGTCGGTCCATAGTTCGAAAACGAGGCGCGGCGGTCGGACTGGTCAGTCGCCACGACCGACACACATTCAGGATACGCTGCGGGGTAGGAGGGCGCGGCGCTGTTACTGTTGCCAGCGGCGCAGATGGGCAGGCTGCCCTTGCTCAGGGCATACCGCAGCGCCTCCTGAAGAGTATCCGAGCCATACGTCCCGCCGATGGAGAGGTTGATGACCTTCGCGCCTTGGTCCGCCGCCCACGCGACGCCGGCCGCGATCGAGCCGTGATCGCCACTGCCCGTGCGAGCCAACACCTTGACCGGGATAATCTGCGACTGGCAAGCCACGCCGGTCACCCCCACCCCATTACAGGCGGCCGCCACGATGCCGGCGACGTGCGTGCCATGCCCCTGGTCATCATCCGGTGTGGGGACACCGTAGACGTAACTCTTCCCCGCCAGGCACTGGCCCGACAGGTCCGGGTGAGCGCACCCGACCCCACTATCGACAATCGCCACCTTGACTCCCGCGCCCCGCGTGACGTCGTGGGCAGCGGGGACGCCCATCTTGCTCAGGCTGTATTGCTGGCCGGCCAGCGGATCTGACGGGGTCCCACCGAGCGACACAACGGGGTTTGGCTCGATGTCGGAAGCGACATCGGCCAGCTCGCCGACTTTGTCGATCTGCCCGGCCCCGACCGAATTCAAACGATAGCGGTCGGCGAACAGGTGGACGGCGCCCGCGGGCGGCGTCGCGCCAGGTCGCAGTCGGAACAACACGCCGTCGAATTGCTCATCAAAAATCCGTCTCGCGCCGGGAGGAGGGGGAGACCCCGGCGCGAGACGGAAGTTTGCCGCCTGGTGCATTGTAGCGTTGTCGGCAGATTGTGACCAGGCGGGCGACACACTGGCAGTGGCGAGGATGGTGGCGAAGATGACCAGCAGAAGCCCGTGAGTGAAGCGACGGTGCATTGTCGGGCCTTCCTAACAACGCACGACAGCGGCAAATGGCCCTTCACGGCGCCCGGCGAACCCGGTTTTGCCACCGTCGTACACCCTCCATTGTACGCCCGTTTTATGTCGCCGTGTCACCCGCGCAAGACACACGCATCACCCACGTTATTAACCTGTAACTTTTCGCAGTGGCGTATGGGCCGGGTTGATGTATAAGCCGATACCCGTTCTAGTGCAAATCAAGTCGTCGCTGTACCCCACCTGCCGCAAGACCAGCCGGACGCGCTGCGTCAGCCGGTCGAGCGCGCGGCGGTACAGGTCGACGTTGTCGGAGCCGTAGATTGTGAGGGTGAGCGAAAAGTAAGGGACGACCGTACCAGGGGGAACACGAGAGAGGGCTAACAGGAGACCATACTGATAGTCGGTGAGGGGCGCTCGACCGCGCGGGCCGACCGCTTCATAGGTTTTTACGTCAAGGAAGCCCAAAGCGCGGACGCCTCCGTGCGTCTGCCACCACAGCGGAGGGGGGGACGGGTGTATTATATGTGACGTTGACAACGGGTGCAAGATACGGCAAGCGAGCGGCGGGTATAGAACACGGGTTCTAAACGCGCATTCTAAACGAGCATCCCAACTTCTACGTAGAAGTTGGGATGCTCGTTACTCTACCCCTTCCGTCGCCGCGGCTTTTGTCGATCGCTCTCCGCGATCTTTGCGCCGCGTTTTCGAGCGGCTTCCCCGCCATGCGCAGGGTCCACGCCCCGCGCGCGCCACTCCTTCCATCGCTCCCGGTTGTGCGCAGCGGTCGCCTCAGCGTGGGCTGCTACCCAAGCTGGGTCGGCGCGCATACACTCCCGCGAGCAGTAGCGTTGCTTTTTGTACCGTTGATCGCGGGTCAGTTGGCGGATGCAGCCTGGCCGGGCGCACCACCGGGTTCCCTCCAGGTGGGGCTTGCGCGCCAGGCTAGACACGCTCGCCTCCCCCGTCATCCGGCTCGCGGCGCATCACCCCGCATGACAACTGCGGGGTCACGTCCGAACGCCGGACTCGCTTGCGGCCCTGGCGCTCTGGCGCGGTCGGATCGGTGTAGCCGCGCAGGCTGCCACGCTGGATACGCTGGCTGATGGCCTGCTCGCTCACCCCCGCCAGGCGCGCCGCCTCGGCGATAGTGACCAACTCGTCACCCTCACACCACAAGAGCGCCCGCCACCACAACGCGCCGATGTCGCTGTCGGCGAAGTCGTCCGGGATGTGGTAGGTGTAGGCCGTGCCCGGCGAGGCGAACAGCCACTCGGCGAGCTGCTGGCAGATGTCGCGCACTTCGCTGACCGTGACCTCGTTGCGCTCCATGTCGCCCGTGGCCGCCCGGGCCATGTCGCGCAGATTGATGGCGAGGCCGCTCTGGTACAGTGTCTCGCCAGGGTGACGCGGCGTAATTTGCGCGCCCAGGACCGTCTGCTCGATCTGCCAGCAGCGGTCCTGCCAAAAGGCGTCCAGGAATTGGCGGATGATTTGCTCGGTGTCCACTCTCTTGCTCCTTGCGTCCGAATGCCCGGCGTCCCGCACCTGACGTGCGGGACGCCGGGCGTCTGATTGTTACCCGACGATCTCGACGACTTCCAACGGTGTCACGCGGCTGAAAGCGATCTTGCCGTTGTCGTAGCGGGTGTACTGCCCTTCGGCGCGGACCCGGAGGATGGCGCG